TAATAGGTCAAAAAAGAGAAGACCTTGGTAAATTTTTAGAAGGTGATGAAAGTGTTTCTGTAGATAGAGCAATGTTTATGTTAGCTCTAGAGTTTGCATCTATGCCTGTTCCTTTTGATATTAAAAAGGGAACCTATGCAGAGGGTACGCTTCCTAAAGTAGATCTTGTAGCAGGAGATTCTTTCTATAAAGACCCTAAAGCAGAACAAGGTAACAGGGCTTTAAAAACTGTAGAAGAAACAAGAGAAATATTATTAAAAACTAGGGATTCAAGTCAATGAGACTAGCACTAGCACTAACACTCGTACTATTCCTAGGTGGCTGTCTGTCACCTCTAGCACTAATGGGAAGCCTTGGTGGTGGGGGTAAAGGTGATGGCACATCAGTCAACGCCAACACACAGATAGGTAAAGAGAACAATCAGTCAGCCATTGACCAGAGTAAAGACATATCAGGTGAGAACGTATCAGTAGACCAGTCAGAAGGTAACTTCAGCATTGATGGTGACGCAGGTAACGTCAAGGTACTGAACCAAGACATACCTATGTGGATGATACTACTAGCTGTACTAGGTTGGATGTTACCGTCACCTATAGAAATATGGAGAGGCTTCCTTAAAACTATAACATTCGGTAGGTATCGTGGCTAAAATAGACAAATCAAAGATGAAGTGCAACAGCCCTAAGCGTCAGGTCTCTGGCGGCAAGAAGTTTGTTGTCAAGGCTTGTCAGGGTGGTAAGGAGAAGATCATCAGGTTCGGTGATGCAAACATGACAATCAAAAAGAATAACCCTAAACGTAGAAAATCTTTTCGTGCAAGACATAAGTGTGATACAGCTAAAGATAAGATGACTGCACGATACTGGTCATGTAAGAAGTGGTAGAGTAAATGGAGTTACCTAAAGTAAATATAGCAGTAATTGGTATTGTCTGCAGTTCCTTAGGTGGTATGGTGTGGTATGCCTCAGAGCAAGCATCTATAATAGCTAACCTAGAAGAAACTGTCGCAGTGCTTGATGCACAAAGCAATACAACTGACAAAGTAAATATGCTCAGAGATATTGAACAGAACAAAGACAACATAAACGAAATAGTAGGCATCATGGCTGAGGTTGAAGCAGATGTATACGATGAGACAGACGAGTTATGGGAAGAGATAGACGGTATGAGCATAAGCATAATGCGTATCGTTGAGCTACAGCAAAGGGTAGCACTACTAGAAAGAACACTTGAGTTCATCAATAGAGACCACAAAGATATTCTTGATCCGAGGCACTAACTATGATTGATCCACTCAGCGCATTAGCGATGGTCAAGGGTGGTATAAGTGCAGGCAAGGCACTATCCTCTATGTCCAAAGAACTAGGTGGTTTCTTCGACAGTGTAGACAGCGCAAAGAAGGAACACGAGAAGAAGAAGCAAAGCCTTTTTAGTAGTACAAACGAAGAAGCTATGGACACGTTTATGAAACGTCAACAGGCTAAACAGGCTGAGGAAGAATTAAGAGAGTTCATTGTTAATACTATTGGTTATTCTGCCTATCAGGAACTACTCAAGCTTCGTAGAGAAATAGCTCAAGAAAGAAAAGAAGAAGAGAGACAAGCAAGAATAGATGCTGAACGCATAAAAGAAAACGCTGAGATGGCGTTCATTGCTGTAGTAATATTCTTGTTGATATGTGGTGGGGCGTTAGGTTTACTAGTCGCTATGGGTTGGGTCGATTTACAATGGTAGAAGAGTACGACTTAGACAAGAACGGTAAGCTAGATGCCGAAGAGCGTCAGCTTTACTTAGAAGATAGACGTAGAAAAATTGAAGATGACGATGCCAAGCGTGATGCCCAACGCAACATGACTTGGTTTGCTCTATCAGGTATGGTGCTGTACCCTGCAGGTATCTTTTTCTGTACTGTAATTGGTCAAGAGACTGCTGCAATGTTGATAGCTGACATAGCTAACATCTACGTTGTGTCTGTATCAGCACTTGTCGGAGCATACTTTGGGTTTACTGCGATGGGAAGTAAAAAATAGTAAAAGGTTAAGTAATGGCTAAATCAGTACCAACCAATCCTGCTCTTTGGTCAAGGGCTAAGACAGCAGCAAAGAAAAAGTTTAAAGTATATCCTTCAGCTTACGCAAATGCTTGGGCAGCTAAATGGTACAAGTCCAAAGGTGGTAAGTGGAAGGGTGCAGATAACAGAGTGAGGAAAGCGTAATGAGAAGATATTTGAAAAGACTTTGGTGTGCGTTAAGAAACCGTAAGTGCAATCCAGAATGTACCTGTTGCTAACATGGCTAAGGGTGTAAAACATTACTTCAGGGATGGAACTGAGCACAAAGGTGGTAGTCACAAGATGCCTAACGGAGACATACACTCAGGTAAAACCCACGGTAAAACAAGTAAGAAGTTATACCACTTCAAAGACCTTAGTGCTACAGCAAAGAAGAAGGCTAGAGGCTAATGGCTAAGAAGGGTGGCTTAGGTAAATGGTTTGCTGAGGAGTGGGTTGATGTTAAGACTGGTAAACCTTGTGGACGTAAGAAGGCTAAGGGAAGCAAGCGTCCGTATCCAGCCTGTCGCCCGAAGTCGGTGGCAGGAAGAATCTCCAAGAAGGAGGCTTCCAAAAAGAAAGGACCGAAGAGAGTATCTTGGTCCACAACAGCATCAGGTAAGAAGAGAAAGAAATAAGGGAGCCTAAGTAGCTCCCCTTTTTTATACCTTAGCACCCCACCTATGACAATGAGAATCTAAAATCATCCAACCCTGTGCCTCTAGTTGTAGTTTACCATCGGATACAGAGGCAAGACACTCCTTCTCTGAGTTAAAAACTCTAGGTGTACCAAAGCTTCTACAGTCTGTCACTGACATATTACAGGCTAGAATTATAGCAGTAAACATTTAGTTTCCTTCCATCTCCTGTATCAACCTATCTAAGTACCACTTAGCTTTCTTCAGGTCTTCTACAGGTTTACCTTTGTATCTGTACCTATGTAGATACTTCTTACAGTTACCCTCTAGGTAGCCCATGAACATCATAGTATCCATGTTGTCCTTCATATAGTCTATACACTCTATCTCGCCATCACCATAGTGTGGTGGCTTATTTACTACAGTGTCTAGGTCTACATCTTCTATCTCATCCAACATTTCTTCTATTGTAAAATCTTCTTGTTCCATCTAAGCTCCTATATCTACTACTTCACATACGTCACCACTGCAAGCAAACGTCTGACTTGAGTTAGTACTATCTTCTTTTTCGTAATCTGTCAAGAGTGACCAGTCTATTTTGTCTGGCATTAGTGACAATAATGTCACATACTCACTCTTCATTATGTCCTGATAGGGTGCTTGTTGGTACGTGTGTTCATTGTAAGGTAAGAAGGACACGCCTGACATTTCATCAAAGTGTTTATAGACAAAAGCTCCAACCTCAAACCACTCATCCTTCCTGACGTTGATAGTCACGCTAGGCTTGTGCTCACACCAATGTCTCTGATACATAAGCCATGTCTCTAGCTGATCTATAGCTGACATATCCTCAGTGACTATAGCATTGGCAGGAGACTTAACAGGGAAGCTAAACACTGTGGTCTGATCAGGTTTCATTACACAAGGTTCACTAGGGATACCTTGGTCCTTCATAAAGGCTGTCAGTGGGTCTTTGTTGTCACCTCTTACAGTCCTGATGTAGTGCTTGGAATGTCTTGCGTGGATACCTGAGGCACTGTCCACAAGTTGACTGACGGTTCCTGAGGGTTTGACACAGGTAATAGCAGTGGAAGGATTAATCCCAAGAGTATTAGCCAAACTATTATTTGTGTTAACTGCAACCTGTCTAAGATTTTCGAGATTCTTTGATAGCCCATTTGTCTTACTCGTTAATAAAGGGTTGTCCATTATACCTGTCAGGGATACACCTAGCAGACGCTCTTCTTCTGTGTTGTCTTTCCATATCTTACGAAGGTAAGGGAACTTAGTGTAGGTAGACTGTATAGTTCCTAGTGTTGTAGCTATCCTTACCTTACGTGATAAGTCAGCAAAGTTATCACTAGACCTTACGACAACCTCAGTAAGATTGCAAAATTGATAAGGCCGTAAAATTATTTCAGAACACGGGTTAGTTCCAAACTGCCAGTCAGGATCACGCCTACCGTACTTAGCTGCCTGTGCCTTGCTTGCTTCTCTGTTGAAGATACCTCGCTCACCACTACCTGATTCGACTAGAGCCATCCACTCACGCATGAACGACAGGCTATCAGGCTTCTCTGTGTAGGACACTGAGTTGTTAGCTAAAGCACGT